ATTCTTTTATACTTTCATCTTCTTCTTTCTTAAGCTCTTGGTCTTTAGTCTTTTGATTCCAATCTAATACATCCATCGTGTCATGAGACTTATAGTGAGCGTAGTTTTTGTTGTTGTGTAGAATCAGATAATTTTTAGCAACAATACTAAAGTAGGAAAAGGCCTTTCCTTTACCTTCTTTAAATTTGTGCATGTTCAATACCAAAAATGATATCACTTCTTGTTTTACTTGTTCACTCGGAACATCAAAGTAATAAAATTTAAATGTATGAATAATATTCTCACATAACTTATCAAACGCCCTTCTTATGTGGTCGTTATAAATTCTTTCCTTCATGTAAGCCCGTTCCTCTTTATTGTAACGGATTATAGCATCTTCAGTTTTTTGTGTGAAATAATATCTTGGTGAACCTTTTTTAGCTTTCCTTGGCATTTGTATCCTCTTCTATGTATTGGTTTAATTCTTCAATTGTTTGTTTGATGGATGTAAATATACTACCGACTTCGTCATCTGCTTCGAAATGACCAGTTGAGTCTATGGTTTTGATTTCTTCCCAAGTTCCAGCTACCCTATCACTAAAGTCCTCGACCCAAGTTTCTAATAACTCTACCTTGTTAAGTAAATTCCAAACCACATAACTTTCGATGATAAAAATTACAACCAACAAACCTAATAAGATTTCTAATATCATTAACTATCTCCAAAAAGTTCGTCAAACAAATCTTGATGTTTGGACTTCTTCTCTTCTTTCTTTGGTTTTGGTTTATCCGTTCCTACGCTAATACTCTTAATCTTATCTAAACGAGCTTCCATCTCTTCTTTCTCATCTTCATCACCTCGTTTCCATTCATCGTATTCGGCTTGTGTGGCCATATGGTCAGCCCAATGTACAATGTACGGCATATGATTTTTCAAAGAACGCTTAGCGTCAAACACTTTCATATAGTATGTGTTAGCTTCATCATACAATCCATCAGATACCTTGATAGCAAGAGTTTCTTTCATATTAACCTTGACACCAAAGTGTTGTAATATGAACAACGCTCTATCCGTTACCCTCATATTATCTATATCTGTATTATGTGTAAAAACCTCACCAAGAGTCTTTCGTCTCCAATCATTATCTTGTGGAATATAATACTCTGAATTTAAGTCTCCAACCTTACCCAAGTCATGGTGCATGGCAGAAAAGATGAGTTCTTCATCTGTCCAATCCTTATAACCACCAACCTTTTCATAGGTCTTGGATACCTCAAGTGCCGTTTCAACTACATGAAGAACATGATTTACATAACCACCAGCATAACAATAATGGTATTCTTCCTTACCACTAGCTGGGGCTACAACCATCCTATCTTCAAAGTGTTTATACATCTCAAGGAGTCTTTCCTTTCGGTCACCTTCAAATGTATCTTCTACGAGTTGTAACAGCTTGTTCCAATTACTAAGTAATTGTTCTTCTGTTAATTGTTTCATTTATAACCTTTTCAATTTTTTCTTATCAACAGTCATTCTATGTTGATAACAACCTTCTGTTTGAACCACTACAAATTTACCATCTTCTGTTATGTCTTCACATTGGTAAGCTGGTTCAAATTTTCCAATCTGAACATTCGTAGGGTATACCCAATCTCCAACCTTAATTGGTTCGGTTGAATATTTGTATGCCTTTTTTCTACCTCTTTTAGCCATCTTTGACTCCTTATTTATGATTTATTATTTTGTATTAACTGTAAATTGTCTGTCCAATTCATCTTGTAGATGTGAACATTTTCATACTTATATGGTACTACATTCTCTGATTCTAAAATATCCACAACATTAACCCATTTGGGATTCATAGTATCTCTTACTTGATATACTCCATCTTTATTCTTAGTACCCTTGACTAAAATAAAGTCACCATAGTCAAACGGGCCTCCCCACCTTTTCAATAGGTTTCTTGAAAGAGCTACAAACTTGTACTCACTTGCCTTATGGATACGAATTCTTGTTCCATCGGCCGTAATGTTTGGTGTATCATCACATTGAATAGTATTTGGTTGATACATTGTCACATCAACCTCAATACCATACTGATAGAATTGTTCAAGTTCTGCATGTAGTTTTTGATTCATAACCAATAAGGAATCACTTGATGCCTTATACATACTTGAATGTTTGGTCATCATACTTGTTGAGATGTACCCATTCATAAAAGTTACAAACACCATCCCCGCGATGGCTGTAGTTGTGCTTATAGTTTTGTTTAACATATTATTATACCTCGTTTTGATATTAGAAATTACTAAAAAAAGCAGTCAAAGTCAAGCTATTTTTTATAAAATATAAAAATAGGCTCATACTTTAAATAAGTTCCATTAACCTTTACCGAGTTTTTGACATTAGATTGGTCAACTCCGACCATTGAAGTCATCAACATTTTGAGTTTACCTTGATACTCACCACCGAGGTTTTCGATTATATCGATACTATCTTGTTCAAGAGGGTGGTATTTATCTTTACCGATTTTGATATCGGCTATGTTCCATAATAAATATCTATCTTTTCTTAAACTTTGATATGCATTAGTTAATGTTGGGTTTAAGAAATTATCTCTCCAATCATCATACTTAGGATATGCCTTGAATGATTGTTCATCGTCATCTGAATATTGTTCTCTATCAAAGTAAGGTGGTGATGTAAACACCATATCCAACTTACCTTTGTATTGTTGAAAATCTTTGTGGTCTCCTATGTGTTCGGAACCCATTTGGAAATAATGATATGTGTTTTTATCCTCTTCCCAAAATGGATTACTCGTTAATACCTCATTGTTAAAAAAGTCAGCTACATATTCGTACCTTGATATTCCCAACTCATCAATAAAATTATCTGTATTTGGGTCTGTACCAATGTAGTGTATTCTTTTTAACGAAGACATAGCACCAAGTATTCTACCACCCCAACCACTTGATGGGTCATAAATATTTAATGGTGTGTCTTGTTTAATATGATTTGTATAATGTTCATACAAGTATCTGGCAGTTAATGGTGGAAAGTTTACGGCTGGTTGTCCTAATCCTAATCTAAATGCTTGAATACCTGCTGGAAATAACTTTTGTCCTAATTGAAAATCCCTAACCAAGAATTTATATGTATCACCATCTAATTCTTTTGGTAGATTAGTCTTATGTTTATCATCCAACTCCCCCACCTCTTCAACTGATAATGTCTTGTAGATACTTTCAACTTGATTATGTTTGTGTTGAACAATAAAAAAGTTTTCAGGTAATTCTTCTCCATCTTTCACACACTTAGACCAATTATACATCGAATCTCTTTTTAGTATTCTCAATATAACCTTCTCAAACTTATGTTTATACTCATCAGTAAACCAATCATAAATACTACCATTCTGTACACGAGTCTTTAACATTGTTGGAAAGAATTGATTAACACTACTGGCATGTTTATTATAATTCTTAATTACATTCTTATTACCATCATCATCATGAATTAAAAACTTATTATGAACATCATACTCTCGTAGTTTTTTAAAGTTCTTTTTTATATCTTTAGTATTGGAACCGATAGTTGGTGGGATACCCTTGTCATCCCATTCTGAAATGATAAAACTTCTAAGACTTTCAATCCATTCAGAAGTTTCTTCATCATTCATGTATAGTAATTCCTCAAAGTTAATGTTTACATCACTTTCAAGCAAATTACTTCTTTCATAATAGTGTTTTTTCATATATAGAATTTACTACTTTTTATAACCATTTACAAGAACTTTCTTGCTGTTTTGTGGAGGTGTGGGGAATCGAACCCCAGTCCTGTCTATTATTCATATCAAGTCATTTACAGCTTAGTATGATTTCAAATCGGTAGAAATCAACAAACCACCATGTCCTATTTTACTCAGAATAGTTTAACTGATGACTATTATACTCTATCATACGAGTGGATGTCTAACTTATTTTATGACCGAGTGTTAGACAACTCAGTACCTTATGCCGCGTAGGCGTAAGATGGTTGGGAATCACCAATTGGTAAATCAACCGAGTAATCATACTCAGCTAAATGCCAATCTATCACCAACCCGTCTAGCGATTCATCGCCAATTAGGTTTGACGAGTCTTTTGTAACGAGTCTTACTCAAACTCTGCTGCACTTAAATATCAACCAATACCAGTCGATTTCCAAGTCACCCCCATATTAAATATCACTGTTCTTCGTCAAAATACTCTGAGAAATCATCACCATCTCCCTCGTATTGTAAGGTTTCGATAAGTTCACGAACTAAATCCCAATCTTTACTTTCAAGGGCCTGTCTTAAAGCCTCGATTATTTTTTCTACTGACATCTGTGTATCTCCTAATACTTAGTGTATAAGTATTATGCCATATAGTTTTTCTTTATAGAATTTAATATCTGATTCCATTGTATATCTTCTTTGTCGTTGACGACATCTGATTCTATAGATTTTGATAATTCTTTAAAGTCAAACTTGGTATTTCGAATAAAAAATATCATCAACCATAACCCAAATGCTTGGACTAATGTGATATTAGGTAATCCAAATATACTTGGGATTAACCAATTCCACAATAGGTAAAATGGTATACTCGCAACTAATACTATACAAAATAATATAAGTAATATAAAAACTAAAGCAAGTACATAAGATAATATACTTTTTAAAATGTTACCCATTTATGACAACTTTTTTTGGTTTATCTCTAACATAACCATCATCCTCAAAATGTTTTTCCAAAGATAATAGGTTCTCTTCTGCCTCTGATAATTTAGAAGTCCAATCATTTATCTCTTCTAATATTTTTGAATGTTCACCTATACCAACTGATTTTTGAAAATACAACTCTAAAGTTGCTATGGCTTCATCTTTTTGTGCTGTCCAATGTGATACAGCCGCCTTATAAAAATGACTCATTTTTTACTCCCTAATTTAACAAGTGTGGTCTTGCCTCTTTTTGACCAGCTTGTGTTACTTCAACAAATTCTACTTTACTATGAAACTCAGATAAATTGTTAGCACCAACATAACTGAAGCTGCTAGAAATTCCATCTTTAATATCGTGTAATAATCTATGGACTTTCCCTTTATACGGTACAACTTTATGATTCCCTTCAACATTCTTATCATTTCCTTTTGAGTCCCTTGAGGCGGAACCCCTATACTTTTTAAATAACTTTTCGTTAGGCCATTCTCCTTGTTTCTCTATCTGACCCGGACTTTCTTTGGTACCTGAGAGTAACGAACCAACCATGATGGTGTCAGCTCCGCAACCAAGTCCTTTAACCACATCACCCACATTCCGAACACCACCATCAGCAATGACAGGAATATCCCAATCGTCAGCAACGGAACAGACATCAATAAGAGTAGTAACCTGAGGTAATCCAACACCAGTCCTGATTCTTGTTTCACATAAACTTCCGTTTCCGATTCCCACTCTGATGGCATCAGCCCCTTTCTCGCATAAAAAAGTTGCTCCATCTCTTGTCGCGATGTTTCCTGCGACAACTTCGATATTTGATATTCTACTTTTGATTTTCTCAATCGCTTCTCCTACATTCTTATGATGGCCGTGGGCTACATCAATAAGTAGTACATTACAACCATTTAAAACCAATTCTTCTGCTCTTTCTAAATAATCACCCTTAACACCAACTGCCGCACACAAAGGTCTTTTACTCCAATACTTTTCATCTTTTTCAGCTTCATCCGCAAACCAAAGTAGTTCGTGTAAATCTTCGTAATCAGTTTTAGTTGGTGGTGAGTTCCAATGTCTTATATTTTTGTACCATTCGTCAAATATTCTGTTGTGGTCTGTTCTATCCTTATTAGGATTACCTATATTGTACCAACTATCCCATTGTTTCCAAACTCTTTTCATCTGTTCGGATTGTTTTTCAATACTCTGAAATCTATGTATGACACCAACACCACCTCTATCTAACATTTCAGATGCCATCTTATATTCTGTGACCGTGTCCATTGGTGAGGATACTATCGGCATACTCATTGTTGTGTTTTTTGTAAACCTCGTGGAAAGGTCGATATCTTCACGAGACTTGACCTCTGAGTATTTTGGGATGATATTTACATCATCGTATGTTAAATATTTTCTCAACTATGCCATTCCTAATTCACTATTTTGTGTGAGTTTTTCAAAATATAAATCTTCTGCCAATTCTACCAATTCACTAAATTGGTCTCCTGTTAATAATTCTTTTTGACCTTGTAGACTTTGAATATTAAAATGTTCCATTATAAAATCCACAAGGATACTATCTATGGGTGATTTTGATTTAGTTTCTATCTCTTTTACTCCTATTGTCATTAGAGGTTTTTTCATTCTTTTCTCCCTTTTTACCGAAAATCTTTTCCCAATTATCGGCATACTTTTTGTGGTTTGTTATTCTATTTTTGTCACCCTTGCCGGCGTTAGAATGTTTTGGTTGTGTTTTTTTACTCATATTTTTAGAACCATAAAATATACATATAACCTAAACCTATGAGAATAATTATTATTAATTTGAAGTACTCCCACATCTCATCAGTTCTTGTAAAAGTTACTTTTTTATTTTTTTTATCCATAAAGCTCCAATGAAACCATCCACATGGCTATCATATATCCAAATCCTATTCCAATGAATATACCAAGTACAATATATTGTATTTTTTCATCATCTGGTATATTTCTAATCATACATTCCACTTCTTATCATCTTGATATTCTTTTTTTTTACTGACACCGTCATATAACCACTTGATATACCACCTTACTCTTGCACCAAGTTCCATATCGTTAGGGTATTTATCAACCATATCCTTTATTATTTTTCTAACTGTTTTCATAAGCAACACCTTTTGTATTTTTTACCACTACCACAATAACAAGGTTCGTTACGACCAATTGATTTTTTTGTCACTATTGGTTTTGGTTTATTCTCTCTATCGTGAATAGTATTGCCCATCAAATGGTCTATTTCGTGTTGAATACATATAGCCTCTAGCAATCTTTGTTCTTGGTCTTGTTTATCCGATTGTTCCTTTTCCCAACTACCTTTACCTTCTTTATCAGTTTCTACTCCACTAAAATACCATTCACTTTCTTCTTGTTCTGTTTTAATAATTATATTCTTGTATCTTTTTGTGTGTAAACCTCTCTTTGGATAACTTAAACAGCCTTCGTAATAATCTATTTCATCCCATTGGTCTTTGATTTTTGGGTTAATGAGAACCAAAGGTTCACGAACATTGACAACGGCCACTTGTGCATCAATTCCCACTTGATTCGCTGCCAACCCAATACCGTCCCCTCTTTTGTTAAGTATCTGAAATAGTTCTGTGGCAATAATTCTTCCTTCTTCAACGGAAACCTCTTTTAGTTTTTTATTAATTAAATCATTACTATGTTTTGTACAATCAATTACTTTACGCATAACACTCCATGTCCACATCATCAATGTATTCAATTTCTTCTTGTTGAACATTACATGAGGTCATCTGTAACATAAGTATTAGTAAAAATATATTGTACATTTATTTCCTTAGTAAATTTTTTAAAGACATTTTACTATAAAATTCATACAATTGATTACACATTTGAAGTTCCTTCTTTGTCAAGGTCTTACCATCTGATAACAACCTATCTAACTTAGTAACAAATTTTAAATCATCTTTCCATTCAGACATAACTATCTTATTTTCTGTTCGTGGTGGTATGATATAATCAGTACCAGGATTACCAGGATTAGTTTTATATTTGTTATCCTCTGCCCATACAATCATAGTATGGTTCAAATGTTTTATCTTCTTATGAATTTCTGTCAATCTTCTTTCTTTACCCAAACACCTCTAAGGTATTCTTTCAACAATCCGTTTTCGGCTCGTCTACGAGTTTTATAATCCTCAAAGTTTTCACCCTCAAGTCTTTTAGGTCCTTGAAGTCCTGCTGAGATTTGGTATCTTTCTTCTAAGTATAGTTCCTTACTAACATACTTTTGTCTTGGTTTACCTTCACCTGGTTTGGTTATAGGTTTCATTGGTTTAAGTGACATTTTAACTCCTTAAAATTTTGGGTTATTATTATTTTTTGAAATCTCATTTGCTATGTATAGTAAAATACACACCACTAAAAACTCAAACATCTTTCTTCCTTTGTATTCGTTTGGCTTCGATATCTATAAGATACCACATAATTAAACATCCTACAAACATAATGGTAAACATTATCATTCTACAACTTCCTTTAGAGAACCCAAGTCAGCGTGTTCCATATGTTTAAGATACTCAAGTGCATCTTCTTTGTTCTTTGCCATGAATGTATAACCTTCATCGGTTGTCCATTTCTTATAACCACTCCATTGACCTTTAGTCTTCTTTGTCATTGTAATTCTCCTTTACTGATTTCCAAAGTTCATTAATTGATTTGATATCACCACCTTGTTTAAGTAGTGCTTCTTTTCTTGTCATTATAGTTAATGGAACATCAGCTAATGATGGTGGCCTTCCCCACTCATCACACATTATCTGTTGTTCCAACCATTCTTTTTTAGACATTTATTTTATCCTTTATATAATGTATTATGTCGTTAAAGTAATAGGATATAATACTGAAGAGTCCAAACCCACTTACTAAAATACTTGGGTGGGACTCTCCACATAATCCTATGAAGTGTTTGAAGAAATGTATTATTGATTCAAACATTATTTACCAAACTGATGATTCAAAAAGTCTTTTTGTTTCTTAACGGCTTTCTTCAAAGCTTCTTTTTTCTTATTGTGCCTTTCAACAAGTATTTCTTCTTTACTTCTTCGTTTAGTAGGTTTCCTCTTAACAGGTTTAACCTTAGTAGGTGGTAAAGTACCCTTTAACTTAGGTTGTTCTTTACCTAAATGATAAACAGTTCCATCCTTATCAACAAACTCTTTCATCCAATGCCATCCAGCTGGTCTACCAGTTGGTACATATGATGGTTTTGATTGTTCAGGAAACTTCTTGTGTAGTAATCCAGTCAAGGCCCTACTACCAATAACCTCTTTACATTCTGTACTCACATTCTTTACAGGCTCACCTGTGATTTTACAATCCATGTATGCTACTCCATCTATAAAGTAACCACCATTTTTTTCAAATTGACTTTGTTTCATTTAGTTCTCCTCTTTGTTAAAATTTATGTAAGGTATTTTTCTATCAAACATTATCTCATATTCTAAATCTGACCAATCCTCATCTTCAGTTTGTCTCAATACTTCCAATCTATTTGTAATCGCAGTTACAATCTTATCTGCGTTTGGTGTGAAATCATATCTACTATATTCACTTGACCATACTGGAAAATTCTTGGGAACCTTAGTCACCTTTACTACTACTTTACCCTCATCGTAATACTCTTTGTAAGTAGTTACGGAAACTTTAAAACCCATCTTATTCATTATGGGTGATATCTCACTCCTATATTTTTGAGCAAATGCTTTAGCTGAATTAAAATACATTACTTATTCCTATTAGTTAGTTTTTTGAATTTTTCATTTTGTATATGAATTATATGTTTACATTTAGATATTTTATGTCTTCTACGAAAAGTAAATGCTGGACAACTACAACTCCATTCAGCTCTACTTCTGTCAAATGTAATCTTATATGGTTTTCCTTCTATACTATGAACCTCTCTGTCATAGTCATCAAGGATAACTCCATCAAACTTATCTATTATGTATTCTACCAAATTCATATTAGAACTTACGAATAATTTTTATTAAAGTCAAGGCTTTTTTAAAAAAACTTATTATCTTCATTACTTACATTGTCCAACCATTCTTTTCCTAAGTCACAAAACTTTGAATCTAACTCTCCAACTATAAAATTTCTATTTAGATTTTTACAACTTATAGCTGTACTACATGACCCACCAAAAAAATCCAATACAACATCACCTTGATTTGTACCACATTCGATTATCCTATTCATTAATTTTAATGGTTTTTGTGTTGGGTGAAATTTAATCTTTCTGTATTCTCTATCATAGAAATTAATATCATCAAACACATCAGTTACGCCAGTTGGTGTATTAAATTTGTATACTATGTCTTCATACTTTGGTAATCCACCAAATAAAGTACTTAATTTTTCCCAATCTACTTTCGTAGGTTCTTGTAAGGTCTTTTGTCTTAATCCTGCTATACTACTCCAAGTACCACCACCATTACTAGCCTTCCCAAGATACTCGTTAATTTCTTTTGATGTTAGGTTTAATCTTTGTCTATGTGATTGTAGTAAATCTCTAATATAGTTTTTACTATCCACATAATAAAAATTACAATGTTCAGTTGTGGTTGGATACATCTTTAACTTATCTGATATCCTACCAGCTGCACTTTGTAACCCTTTCCATATAATTATATCTTGTTTAAATGTAAAACCATTACTTTCAAAATTATTTATTAGTTTCATCAATTGGTATGGAAAACCAAATATGTAAAATGAACCACTCCGTTTCAAAACTCTTTTTGATTCACTTATCCACTCTTCACACCACTCAACATAATCATCAATAGTTTTCCATTGTCTATCCCACTTTTCATTTACAACATTCATATATGGTGGGTCAATGACAATACAATCTATCGACTTGTTAGGTAGTTGGTTTAACAACTCAATACAATCAGAGTTGTGTATTTTATTTATATATTTATCTACTGAGTTCACCTCGTTCCTTTCCGAATGATTTTTTGTCCATGATTTCTTCCATAGATAGTTTGTAGAATTTTTCATCACCAATTTCAGGTTCTTTGTTTTCTGTATTTAAATAGTTTATTTCAACCCCATCTTCAGAAATAGTTGCGTCAAGATGAAGACAAGGAGATGACCTATAAAAGTCTTGTCCGAGAGGCATAAAATTTATACCATTACTTTTTGGTGAATTGAATTGTCTTGTGGCGTATTCTGTCAAGTATTTATCTTTGGTTTCGATGAACCAACTTCTCAAATGAAACACCCTACAATCAGAATCGAATGTTTCAGGTTCTAATAGAGTCAATCTATAACCTTTCATCTCGTCAATATACTCAAGATGAGACTTTGATGCGATACCGAATCTTGAATCTTTTGAGTATTTACCCAAATCTTCTGAACCACAATATGGACATTTAGAATTAAAAAACATAACCTTTTTATAGTTCCAAATCTTTTTACCTTTCTTGGTAACACGACCATCCCAAGTTTTACAACTATTACAATTCCTTGATTGTAGACGATTTGAGAATTTACTTTCTCCTTTGTCGTATGAATCCCAACCACTTCCACCACTTCCCATACATAGAGTGTCATACATACAAGCGTGTAACATCTCTGTGAAACTATCTCCTAATGGGTCGTAAGGTTGATTGTATCTTTTGTGGAATTCAATACCTTTTTCGATATCACCGAGTTGGTATTCGAGAAGTTCTTTGACTTCTTGTTTTTTATCTTTCATTGTAACCTCATTAATCATATATGAATATACGAAGAAAATACTATATGTGTCAAGTCTTTTTTTAAATTAATTTAAAATAATTTGTAATGAATCTGTCTCCCAACTTGTATACCATCCACCCCAACTATACCATATGGTCATTGTATCTCCAATCATAGATTGTACAGGTGCTATCATAGTATTGACCTCTCCATCAGAATTACTATAACTTGCTGGATTGATTGTAGGTACTTCCTGTCCATCAAAACCAACAACATAGGATGTATCATAGCTAACCCACTCTAAGTCATCGGTCAATCCTTGTCTAATCCAATACCCTAAAGTATCTCCAAGAGTCCAATAGTGTGAGGATTCCCATTCAACCCTACAACTCACTACGGGTTGATTTGTTGCAGAATCTACAATAGAACCACTAAGTCTATGTAATGTTTGCCAATTCGTAGTATCGATTGTTAAGTGGTAATAACCATTTTCATCTTGTTCCAATCTTGGGTTTTCATCAAACCAAAATGTCTGAGAAATCGGTTCATCTGGTGTTTCGATAATCTCATCAACAGGTGATAACATAAAGTTTGAATCACTACAACCAATCAAAAATAAAAATAATATTGGAATATATTTAAACATAAAACTCTCCAATTGTTTCTTGTAAATTACCATACATTAAAAGTGAATCCAAAAGTTGTTCATCATTGTCTGTCCATTCATCATTGGTTTTATCTTCCCAATAAATTACACCACTATCGTGGTCATAGATTTGATGAACCATTACTTCACCATCGTTTTCATACCAAACTACAGATAAGGTAAATATCTGGTTATAGTCACCTTCAGGTATAAAACCTAATTCATCCATTAGGTCAAGTAGTGGAACATTTAATATCTTGTGCTTACCATCAACATAGACATCCTTACCGAGTAAGTATTGTTTTCCATATAGTGTTTCTTGATAATTCATTTTTTAACTCCTTTTAATTTCTACAAGAATATACGGTAAAAACTATATACGAGTCAAGTACTTTCTTTACTTTTTTTGATATTTTGATAAATCCAAATTAGGTAAGGGTTTTTCTATTTTTAAATCCTTGAGTTTTGAATTTGCTACAACCAATTTTGCACCACCTACTATTTGTCCATTGACAACATGATAGATAAAAAATACGGTCTTCCACATACCGACTCTCACGATACGGCCGGGCTCACCATCGACCTCAACGACATCATCTTCGTTGTAATCATTTCCAAGAAAAACCATTATACCATCAACGGCTTCTCGTATGGTGTTTTGGAATAATAAGACCACGATACCTGAAGCGAATAACCAACCATACTCACCGATTAAGGCTTGTAATTGAGCTTCCATTTGAGTTCCTCTGTTGTTGGTTTTATGACCTTGCGGGGATTCCCACTTATAATAAATATCTCAACATTGATTTAAAATATAACCTATTTGATTAAAGTCACTTAAAATAGTTATCTCCAAGGCAACATAGTCATACCAATCATATTAAGTATATACTCTACTATTATTACACCTATTAAACCAACACCTAATTGCCATGTCCACCATTTCCAACCTTCCAAACTATCTACCCATTTACGAGTCTTGGAGTTTCTGGCCTTATCATACAAACCACTACTCTCACCTACCTCACTAGCCCAATAGTTTGGGTCTACCCAATCTTTTAATTTTATCAATGGATAAAATATAAAAGTTAGTACTTTGTGTACTTTAGTATTTCTAATTAATATACTTAACACTATTGCAAATAGTAATGTACCACCTGCAAGTAAATTTATAATTAAATCTTCACTCATCACTTTTTTCTTCTCAAGCCTAAGATTCTTAAATTATGTGAGATAAACCCACCTATTTCTTGCTTACCACATTTACTTCTATATATGTTTTCTAATCTTGTCCAAGGACAATCCAATGTTCTACTGAATGTTAAATGCATAATCCAAGCACATATTGGAAATGATATATAGAATGGTTCACATATTAACACCAATGGTACTGATACTCCTGCAAGAACAAGAAATATCCAATGTGATAATTGAATAAAAAATAAAATAATGTTATTTATCATTTATTATGTACTACTGCTCCTCTTCCAAAAGTTTTTTGTGGTTTTTCTTCTGCCTCAAAAACTCCACCACCAGGTTCTTCTTCAATCTTTGGTGTATCTTCAACTTCTGGTTCTATAACCTTTTCAGACTTTTTTACCTTTTTCCTATCAGGTTTAAAAGTTTCTTTAACCACCTTTTCTAATACAGACTTACCTTCTTTGTATAATCCAAGTCTCTTTGGTGATTTTTTTCTTACAAACTTTTCTGATTTCTGTTTTTCATCAGGGCTAGCTTCCTCATCTCTCATCCTAACTTGTAGTGTGAGGTTATACGAGATAACCAAAACTACAGCAAGTGGGTCAAATACAGCTATCAACATGAAAATGAAATACTTAACCACTGTATCAACCTCAGTATCGAATATTCTTGCCAAGAATATAGCTGGGCCGACATCAACACCTGTCTCAACAAGTGCTATCTTCAAATCACCAATCTCTTGTTTTAGGTTCATCATTGTAGTGTTGATATCATTAATCTTTGGTTGGTATTCCTCTCTGAGTTTTCTTTTAGCAGTTCGGTAATTATCAGGTAGTTCCGATACTGCTGCATCCAATTCTTCTTTTAGGAATTTTTTATCCTCTTGTAATTGATCTAACCTATCTTGTTTATACAATAGTGCGGTTGATTCCTTTTCAAAAGATGCTGTAGCTCCTTGATAAGCATTTGATAGAAAACCAAAGATACCTGCACTCGTTATCACCACGAGTGTAACCACACCCACCACAAGATAAGTTTTCATTATCTTATTTATTTCGTCCCAATATCTGTATAGGAACGATGCTGTTACCAACTTGGCAAACTCAAGTGAACCAGCCATAATTACTACTGCTAAAGCTGCTCCACTAAAGAGTTTTGATAAACCAAATACTGAGTAAAACGCTGCCGAACCAGCAACTAAAAAAGCCGCAAGTCCAACTAAATATGGAAATAACCTACTATTCTTAGTTTCCACACTTTTTCTCCGTTAATTAATCTTCTATTTCTATTAGGTTTTGTATTCTCTCTACGAGTTGTTCGATTATTGACATTTCCCTAAAGAAAATATCAGGTGGAATTGTTTGACCATTAGGGCCAATATAATTCGCTTTTAATCTTTCAACTTGTGTTTGTAACTGGTCGAGTTTAGTTTCGACTTGGTCTTTTCTTAACATAATTTACTTTATTTATTTTCTTCTACTGAAGCTTTACGATACTCAGTAACAAGTTTCTTAATCTCACCAATAGCTTTTCTAGCTCTACCACCAGCAGCTTTGTTACCTTTCTCTGTATTTGCTCTATGATTCTCTTGGAAATCTTCCCAAAGGTCATTCAATTGACCATATAGTTCATCACGAGTCGCCATTTTCTTTCTCCTTTACTCCGATTACATCCAATATGTGTTTCTTAAGTTGTGGTCGATTCTCTTTTTCAGAATGAACCCACAACCACGCGAATGTTTGTTTTATTTCACCTATTTTAGATTCCATATCATTTATACTTTTTTCTAAAAATACGGAATCGTTTTCCTCAACATCAGTAACATCAATTTCGAGTTCTCTAGCTATCTGAGTTACTCTTGACCAATCTTTTTTTTCAACTGATTGTTGAGCTTCTTTATATAGTTCCACTAACCTATCACTATCATCATTTCCTATGTTTTTATCAGGATGGGTTTTTGTGGCTATTTTCTTAAATACTTTATTAACTTTTTCTTTTGGAATATCAAATTCTAACTCAGTATCGACTCTTGATACTTTTTTGGTTTCATCAAATTCTTTTAAATACTCACCAAAATCCTTTTGAAATTCAACAAGACTATTTTGAAATATCCATTGTGTTTCTTCGAGTTCCGCTCTTAAATAATCTGATTTTAGTTTAAGTTTTTTGTTATTTAATTCCTCTTGAAAGTCCACATCATGCCTGTGCTATCGTATCCTTGTTTAACCAACAATATAAACTATCCCTTTCATCTTTTGTCAATTCATCAAAAAATTCAACTGGTAAAGTATATTCTTCGATTCGTTCTTCGTCTGTTTCGTGCAATACCTTAGGCTCAATCTCGATTTCTTTGAGTTTTTTGATTAAATTATCAAATAATTTATTTCGTTTGTTTGGCATTTAATTCTCCTCAGTATATAAATAGTTGATTTTTCTTTAAATGTCCGTAAATTCGGCATCGATAATGGTTCTTACAAAGTAAAAATCATTACCATTTCTCAGTACGGTATCGGCATTCCAACACCTTTTCCAATACTCTGTACCCTTTTCATTGGTTGATTCTACGGATTGTACACCAACGCACTCATATAGGGTATCATTAACTTTTATTAATTTGTTAAATCTACCCAATATGAGTTCTCCTATGTATTAATGAGGCCACCCTAACGCTACACACGATTCCCTTTGCTTTGGATATAAGTGAAAAGAAAGGAAAAACACCTCCTCATTAAATTATGAGATTTTTACCGAAGTCTTCTTTGGAAGTTCAGGTTCAGCCTTTGGAATATCAATCGATAATAAACCATCCTTGAAAGATGCTTTAATATTATCTCCATCCAATAGTTCACCTAACTCGAATGAACGCTTGAATGATGAATGTTTCAATTCCCTACGAATAACCTTTGCTCCCTCATCATCAAACAAACCATGTTTGTCGCCTGAGATAGTTAGTACACCATCCTCGACTTCTACTGATAAGTCTTTTTTATCCAAACCAGGTATCTCTGCTACTACACCGACTTTATCATCGTACTCATAGACATTTACCTTTGGATAAGCTGTTCCTTGAAATGGTTTAACACCAACGGATTTGGTAATATCAGGAAAATTACTCTCCACGATTTTATCAAACATTCTATCAAATGGTGTTAAGAATTCATCCCTATCGATTATAGGGAATGGGTTGCGTAAAACTACTTTAGTCATTTTATTTCTCCTATTTGTTTACTTGTAGTCAAACTTGTATCCTCACCTTGAGCGATACAAAGTGTAAAACACCATACCACATTTGTGCGTATAAATGTCTTACAATAATATATATATACTTAAACTTTAAAAAAACATATTTTTTTTGCTAAATTCTATACTCTTTCAATATATTTTTTGGAACAAACCAAATACGGCCCATAGTGTCTTTAACCCTAATATGACCATTAGGTTTGCTCCCATGCTCGGTTACTAATTCACCCTTATATAATATACCCTCTGATGTTGGGTAATCTTTTATAACCTTGTATTTCATTTATCCCACCTATAATACCTATACATCTGTGTTGTTGTAGAAGTTTTATATGGAACAATAATTTCATATACCATATTTGTCCTTACGAGTTCTCCTCTGCTGGTTTATCAACCAAGTCTTTTTTCTTAGCATCTTTTTCTTCCTTGATTTCAGCTATGAATTTCTTTTTCTTACCACCATCGTATTCATAAGCGTGACCTTCATTGATTAAAATTTGATTTACACTTTCTAAACCATTTTCTGTTTCAACAAAAACTTCACCCAATACTCTACCGAACTTACCAGTTCCATGTGAAACAATTTTGAAAGTACCAGCCTCTAATAACTCTTTGTTACGAGCTTTAGCTGCTAAACCTTTTTCTTTTTCAGCTAAATCTCTTGTTCTTGATTCCCAAGTATCGATACCCATGTACCGAATTCTCTTTTTAATTTTTAAATCGAAACCCAAATCAATATAACAATCTATTGTATCCCCATCTAAAACTCTAACTAATGTGCCGTTATATTCAAACGACGCAGGTTTTTTTGCCATTTTTTTCTCCCATAACGATAAGAGAAAAACATTCAAATTAACTTGCTCTTAAATTTCTTAATCCAAGTACTCTGGCAATAATCATAATGTTATCATCCCAAAGTAATTTTTCCATCTTATCGTAAATCTTATCAATTGTACCACGAGTCACACCTAAGTCAAGTGTAACACCATTGTGGTAATAATTATCTGCTGGTTGACCTTTTACGACATTTTGTACAACACTCTTAAGTACTCTATAATCTAAAAATGCTGGATAATCGCTCCGTACATAATGATTTGCTTTATCACCCATTACAACGAATTTATCGTACTCTGACCATCTTTCTTTTTTCACTACTAACCTCTATTTGTTTTTTATCTTTTTTAAAGTATATCTTATCGAAGCAATCTAAACACAATTGTCCAACACCTTTGATATAACCTATTCTAAATTTTATATGTTCGGTAAAATCGAAAATACTATCGATACCACAAGTTACACACTTATCCTTCATTACCTTTCACGATAATTCTTTTATCACTACCGATTTCTCTTTTAGTAATAGTTTTACCACCATCAGAAGATTCGAAAATCCATTCTGTTCCATCACCATCAGGTCTTGTGTCACTTATCTGTTCAGATAATTTATCTTTCTCTTTTAGTATTACATCTAAACCAGGAAAGGAATGTGGGAAAGCATCTTGTCGATTCTCATCTTCTTCCCATCGACCTTCGTGGAACCCATCTGCGAAATGTTTTGTTTTATTATTATCAGTAGGAAATTCACGATAACGACCTCGTTTTTTTAACTCTGATGATATCGTGGACGCTATAACTTCTCTCGCTCCTTCTGATTCGAGGTTCATTTGAGAACCACTCATACCATCTAATACTTCTTTTATTATTTCTTTCATTAGATACTCCCTATTTGTATAGACCTTGTTTGTTTTTCACCACCTCGGTGTACCTTTCGTTTATCTTGTGGTATCCATCCTATTCTGATAATCATTTCATCCCAAGGTAAACCTTTTGTATTACCATTTACATTCAAGTACGCATCATCCCATAAATCACATTCTTGTTTAATGGCGTTATTGAATGATATTCTCTTCTTCATCAGACCCTTTACATCATCTATTTTTGTATGGATGTAAGTAAGAACTTCTGTTGGGTATCCGTTCTGCCAATTTTTAAGAACTTGTCGTAAAAATCTTGCTATATAATCTTTATCGTGCTGTAACTCGGTTTGATAACATTGTCCTGTTTCATTAAAAAAATATTTAGGTGGTTGTGCCCCTTTATTACCCCTAACTTTCCAGCCGTGTTTTGGTTTGTTTTCCCAAGTGTTCTCAATCCAATCTTCAAATAGAGTATAGGATGATGGTGAATAAAAACTACCAGGATAAGTTACTATTTTCTTATGTCCTTTTTTGGCTGCAAATTTACAAATCTTTTTTGCGAGTTTACCTACCCTACTTGAATCCATAAAATATGGTTCCATCTCTATCAATCTTTTTGTAACATCACTTTCACTATTTGAAATCCAAGTCTTATTTATTGCCTTTAAACATGAATGTATTAAATCATCATCAGAATTATCTTTACTATACTTCCTTGAATTTAACCTACCTCTTAATTTTTCTTCCACATCTGCGTCTCGACATTTAACAATGTTGTGCATAAAGAAGTTTTTTGAATTTGAAAGTAATACCTCTCTACCAAATCCATCTAATTTTGCGGGTATTTGTTTCTCATCTCTTACAATACAAGTTGGTAGATGTTCATTAAAATCATAATCTTTGAATGATTTTTGTAATCTGAATCTCCGTTTATCTGTTGCATCTCCGACTCTAAATTGTTTATTGAACATATCTTTATCATAATCATTAGAACACATCAATCTTGGTTCTAATATTTCAACCCCATCAATTGGTGGATTAAGATATAATTTATTTAATGGTGCCCCATTATCATAATGAGATTTCCACCAACCTTTACTATATTCTTTATGTTTCATTAATTATTACCCCCCATGTGTAATGCGTTAAATGGTGGTTTAAATTTCTTTTGTAATTCAGATTCAAAAGCGTTAGCTAATGTTTTTTCTCCGACACTACAAAAACTAAAATACCAATTTGATAAATCATTATCATGTCTGTACATTTTTTGTGCAGTTACAGAACCACTTGTTGTACCACCTTTATGTGTGATATCTCTACCATCATTAAGAAAAACAGATTTGTGGCGACCTTTACGATTACCAACATTACCTTGTCCAATACTCATTACTTTTTCTGATGGTTTATGTATAATTTTATAAACACCTATAGTTGAACTTGGCACCTTTGCTGTATCGAGGGGTACTGGTTCACTCCATATAGGTTCTTTATTTTTTAATTTGATTAGATTGTCTCTTGAAATCTCAAGTTCACGAATCTTTTTTTCGACAGCTCTTTTGTAAGCTGGTAAGTCATCCATCTCAACAGAGTCAAAATCTGTAAAATCTAATATATTCATTCTATGTACCTTTGAATTATTCTCTCGAAAAATTGAAGTGGGGAAGGGTAACCCCACTTCGCGAGAGAGGAACTAACTAATAAAACCCTTTTTAATCCTTTGTTTTTTTCCTTTGATAATCTGATGTTTTCTAATCAGAGTTTCGACACGAGATAAAACCTTAGTTGGATAGATACCTTTTTTCAATGAGGTCACGATTGAATCAATCATGGTTAACCTTACATCTTCATTTGCATAACCATCTAATTCGGTTAACCTATCTATCATACTTTGAGTTTGTTTTGACATTTTTGCCATTCTAATATTCTCCTATAATTAAAGGATATGTCAATTAAGACATATCCCCATTAGCGTTTTCAATTTCTTCTTCGTTGAACAGGTCATTTGAACTACCATCGTTCACATACTTTTGAACCAATTGTTTTACATAAGTTCTTTCAGACTCAACACCACCATCGTTAGAGTATTGTGGGTAAACACAAACCTCAGCGGCTTCATCAAGACCGAAACCATCATAGAGTAGTCCAGCGATTTCGACAGAAGTTCTCGTGGAAATACCACTTGAGATTCTACCACTTTCACTATTTGACTCGACACGAGTGGATGAAGCGATTTCTGAAACAGACTTTAACATATCCGAATCAACATGAGGAAACATATAGTTAAGTAAACCATGTTCCTCATCAGAGTTCAACACATCCATCTCAACAGTTATGAATCTATCCATAAGTGCTTTATCCATAACACGAGTAGAAGTGTACTCATTACCGATGTTAGCGGTCGCGACGAATGTAACACCCTCGGCGACAGGTATAGTTTCTTGAGTGGTTGACTCATCAAGTCTCAAGTATCTTTGTCCACTATCCAAAACGGTCATCAGAATGTTCCAAGCGTCAGGATGGGCTCTTGATAACTCATCAAGAAGAATCACAGCGTTTGGAGTCTGAATCGCTTTCACGAATAGAGCTTCTGAAAAGTAAGTACCTTTCTTCTTGTCGAAGTGAGTATTACCAATCAAAGTGGAACGAGGATCTTGTGTCGCTCCTAAGTTAAAGTAAAAGTCAGGTCTGTCAAGTGAGTTAACCAATGACTTAGCTGCCATTGTCTTACCACAACCAGCGGGACCCGTCATCAAAATATTCTTTCCACGAACAGCGGAACGAACCAAGTATTTCCACTTAAGTTCTTTCATTACCAAACCTTTAGGTTTGAGGTCATAAGAACTATGGATAAAGTTAAGAACTTCAGCGTGGTCTGATGGAACATCAACTGATGAAACATCAGGAACAATCACTTGTTCAAATTCACTCATTGGAACTTTCCACCAATAAACTCTACCACCTTTACCACTTCTTTTCTCAAGTGCCATTCCAGCTTCAAAGGCTGACTTTCTTGTTGAAGTGATAATCTCAGAGGTAAGTTTATTACCATCCCTATCGAAGGCGTTGAACCTATTACCACTTTTTTCTATTTTTACTACGATTTTGTTATTCATATTTAAAACCCTTATTAGTTAGTTATTTGTTAGTTATTCTCTCATTATTCATATACGAATATACCACTAAAAACCTATACGAGTCAAGTCTTTTTTTCATTTTTCTTAAGTTTTTTTTCTTCTCGTTTTACCATCAGATGATTTATTAAACTCTTGATAGCTTCTTGTGTTTCACTATCCATGTTTTCAAATTTAAAATTTACCTTAGATGCCTTGTCTAACGCTTTCATTTTCTTATTCATTAACTTCTCCAAAACCTTATTCTATAACTTGTTGTTGCGAATGCTTCCCATGTACATTCTTTAAATTTACATATCCAATATTGTTCAAAATGTTTCCGAGTGGATGGAATCATTCTCCACCCACAAGGACACATTGGTGTATTTAGTTTTCTATTATGTAACCATTTTCTTATAAAGTTAATCATTACTTCTGTAAGAATTTCTTGTTCATAGTTTTGGATACTGACAGAACAGAAGTTACATCAATATACTCAGCGTCTTTACCATACATTTTGTTGAAAGCTCTTGAGTCATTATCTCTACTCCAACTTGAATCACTTACAAAGTAAGACAAAACTTTAATACCACGATTACGAATTTCCTTAACCATTTTCTGAGTGTGACTAAGTGCGACATCACCATGATAATCGACCTCGTTGTTACCAAACATCGGCATCCCATCGGAAAAGTTTAGAAAGTAAGAATCTCTGTCATTCGTAGTTGGTACAATTTCATTCATTATCGCTTCGTAACATAATCCTTCAGGTGTAGTACCTGCGACATCAAGATACTTGAACAAGTTTTTTACTTTGATAAAAGAATCTTTACGAGAATCATAAGCGATTAAGATAAGTGGTTTAGTTGTTTCACCTCTACGACCATTACCATTTGTTTGGGTGGTACGGAAACTCACAACCACATCAACATTGTTTACCATGTCAATCGCTTTACATATAGCGATTACGGAAGTCATTGTGTTAGACCACTTTGAACCACCCATAGAACCACTAGCGTCAACTGAGATGTGAAGGAAAGCGTCTGAATACTCTTCAATAAAACTATTAGAAAAAACCCTATCGTTACCAAAACCCAACTCACTAATTAATCTCTTGTCAATCTTTCCACTATCCAAACGAGTCCACTTGGTTTCACGAGACTCACCACGAACTTGTAGTTTACGACCTAAGATAGTTCCAAGTCTGATACCATCTTCAATGTAACTTTCTTCACGATAATCATTATCAGTACCATACCTTTCACCTTTCCATTTACTTATCATGGAAACAGTACCACTATCTATAAGTGATTTTGTAAACTCACGAACAACAATACACTTGGTACTTTGTTTCTTACCATCCCAAGTTGTAAGTCCATCACCAACTTCAACATAACTCATACCACTTGATTCGATTGTTTCTAAATCCTTTAGTTCTTTCTTGGTAACATTCTTCTTAGAAGTTTTACCATTCATGAAATCTTTTTGTTTCTTGATAGCGTTTTCAAGTTGTTTCTTCTGAGAATCAGAAAGTAAATTCTTATCTTTTGATTCAACAGGTTTTGTATCCTCAACTTTTTCTTCTTCTTTAGGTTGACTCTTCATCTCTCCACTTTCAAGTGAATCCAATAGGTCTTGGAAATCCTCATCAGAAATTGGTTCATCAGAAGACTCACCACCAGTAGAACTATCCATTCCACTACCACTATCTTTTGCTGGTTCATATGATTCATTACCTTCTTCATCAACCTTGACTTCTGCGTCAGGTAGATTAGAAAAGATAATGTGGAGAACTTCACAAGCGACTTCAAACGAATGACCAGTACTTGTTAGTCTTGAAATATTCTTAAGGTCAATAGTAGTCCAAATTTTACGAAGACCTTTAAGTGCTGAAAGATTAGTATTCTTGTTAGTAAGGTTGATAATACGGAACATATAAGAATCCATATTTTCTTCGGTGTACTCATCAGTACCAAGTGCTTTATCAATTACTTTTGAGTGAAAGTACTTGTCATACATAGAGTGATAATAACCCTTGTAACCCGGAGAGGAAGTGAAGATATAATTATCAATTCTTCTATCCTCAACATAGTTGAGTAAGTTTTTTACATAACCTAATACATCTTGTCTTGAATAACCTTTAGACTCACCAATGTGGAATAACTCTTGTGGAGTGTTGTTTTCAAGGTCTCTTAACCAATCGAAATCTGAAAGAACAATGTGTGAACCTTCGTGAAGTGCTAATCCAACAGACGGGTCAAAAGACTTATCATCCATCTTAGCGGAGATAACAACTTTTTTACCATCGGTGTAAGAATCACCACTTGATTTAAATGTAACAGGAATATCTTTTTGAGTAACGATACGAACAAAGTTACCGATTGCTCTTCTGTAAGAACTAAGAGCGATTAAGTCTGTTTTTGGTTTTACAACTTCCTCATCATCAAAGATAGAAGTTTTCCTATCAAAATCAAATTCATTGTCCATCCAAAAAGACGAATAATTATTGGAGTTAGAAATTGAACTCCGTGAAGTATTAAAGTGTTTTAAGTTTTTCATATTTCCTCTGTTTCTCATATAAGAATATACTAAAGAAATACTATACGAGTCAAGGCTTTTTTTAATTTTTATTGATTTATTTTTTATTTTTTTACTATATATTATTACTAATAAGTACCCTTTGGGACGGAAATAGTATATACTATCGGAGTCGACCCTCGTGTATTGAATCATCAATGGTCTTTGTAATCTCAAATGTACTATTAGGAAACCTACCTACATTCAATTTACTAAATACCTTTAAAGAATCATTTACATATACCTCAAAGGCACCACCACTAGCCTCAACGAGTTTTATTTCAAACTCATCAAAGACACCATCGTAATGGTTTTTTAATTCATCTCTCAAACTGAGAGCTCTTGGTTGATAATTTCAAGATGTACAATAATGTATTTCTATTTTCATCGGTATTCTCCATACTTTGTATCTCGTCCATACCATTCAGAATATGTTACATCGAATGGTAATCTGAACATTAAATAATCTTTACCATCAATACTAAAGATAGTTCCCTTTTCGTGTGATTGTATCATCTCATGGGCTGCTCTTTCTTTCAGTATCTCAATTGTTTCTTCTTTTTGTATTTCTACCATATATCTAAAACTTTGAGGTTCTATTATTTCTATTTCCATATGACAGAAATTATCACCAGATGGAATCAATCTATATGGTACTATTTCGGGTAATACTTTTACTATTTGACCATTAAGTGGTTGTAGTAAAACAAATAATCCAATCAATATCCAAACTACAATTGACCACCACTTTGGTATTATATTTAAATCTATTTTCTTTAACTTATCCATTAGTTTAACTCAGGTGTTATTTCATAATTATCTAAAACTCTAAAGGTTAGGATTGTCTTTTCATCTTCCCATACCTCGTAACTCTCTAACAAACAATTATCGGTTGTCATCTTTTGAATTACCTTTTCTTGTTGTTCTTCTTTATGACATACGATGTAAATTAGGTCTCCTGCAGTCTTTACCATCACTTGGTTATCCCATTTATTGTACACCACATCATCTCTCATTATTGAAAAATCTTTTTACCAATCTTAGAATTTTCTATCTGAGTTAGTAAGTTCCTAATATCTCGTAGGTCATTTTCTATTTGGTCAAATTGTTTAACAATTTTTAAATCTATCTGTTCAAGTTCTTTATTCAAGACCGATTCTAAATCTGTTCTAACTCTACTATCAACATCTTTAATATGATTATTCACAACCTTTATAGTTTCTTTCATTTCTAAATCATTACTAAGTGTGATGTCCCATTGACTTTCAAGAAGTTTTAGTGTCTTCTCTATACGAGTAAGTACGACATTTATTTCTTCTCCATTGTCTATTATCTTCCCAAGCCTATGCATATTATCAACAATCTTATTTAACTCACTAACATAAAATTGGACGGTCTTGGGGTCGGATAATCTTTCATAAACCTTCAATCGTTTATTTAATATTTCATCTCTTTCGTCCAATTCAATTTGTCTTTGAACATAGACCTCATTATTTTTAATAGTATATATACTTTCTACTATTGTTAACGACATCCATATAATTACAATTACTTGAAATGTTTTGCTCATTTTTTTCTCCTTACTGAGGCTCTATCTCTTCACCATACATAGTGTATCGAGGTTTTGGTGGTGGTGGTGCATCAGGTTCTTCTATTGTATGTACCGAATAAATTTCCCCTTTAAATGCACTTAAATGAAACTCCGTATCTTTACCACCTGATTTTTGAAATGAATATTCTAAACCATCCGTTAAACTTTCAAATACATCACTTACACCATTAGCGTCTGTCCATTGGTCACCGGGTGGGACTCTTTTTAACACTAATGTTTTTACTTCTTTTGTAGCCATTAAAACATATCTCCTTTTTTCGCTGACTTAATTAAATCTAAAGTTATATTATTATATTCAGGATATTTAGATAACGCCTTTAATAAGTTTCCTAAATACTCAGATGGTACATGGTCTAAATCTTCATTAATCATCATTTCTGTAGCCTTAAAAAAAGACTCGACTGCAACTCTGACCTCTTTGGGAAAATGAGGCTTAACTTCGTAGTCACCTTTAGATACTCTATCCATAACTTTTTTTGTTTTTTCATCCATACATATAACTATCTGAGTTTTATGTAAATCTTATCTGAACCACCATCGTAACTTGCAGTGATAGCAACAGTCTTTCCTTTCATCTCAGGTAACGGCCCAAACATTGTATTTACCTCACCATTGTGTTTCGAGTATGTATATGGATTGACAACTTTGAACTCATCCTTGGCAAATCCATTACTCCACCAATACTTTTTATCTGTTTTCCAAACTACTCTGTGATATCCTTTATCCTCAACAAAACCAGTCAATCTCACGAGTGTCTGTCTTGAATCATTCAATTTAAGAACATAAGTATTTCTACCAACTTTCTTTAACCCATACGAATCAACAGGTTTAATTTTGATTTGTCCATTTAATGTTGCTACCAACACTAAAAACAAGTATAACCATTTTTTCATTTTGTAACCTCTTTTATTTTAAGTTAGAGTTTACGAATTTTTTTTATTAAAGTCAAGAACTATTTTAATGTTGGTGCAATATTGATATAAAGGATAACACTAGCCAATATCAATGATATTATAATTCTTTGACTTGGTAATTCATTTAAAAATATTGCGGTCAAAAATGCAAACGCCATTGTACCAATACCGAAACCCACAGGTCTTACTGCCCAATAGTTACCATAATATTCATAAAACATTCTTGTTGAATAATAAAATAAAATACTGACTGGGATACCACCTAAGATTACCCACCAAATACCTTTAGCCCATTCCCATCTAAATTGTGCATTCATATGAAACCAAGCAATAATATTACCCAAAAAACTCATACCTAATGCTAAAAATAATGTGTATATTTTACTATCCATCAATTCTTTCCAAATAATTCTGACAAAGACTCACCGAGTTCTTTAGCTAATTCATCACCCGTAATTTGGTCTTCTGTAATTTGTTCTTGTTCCTCGAATGTATCTCCTATCTCAGGATTATGAACTCGGTGTTTAACATCTGAATTTATAAAATAACAATTGTAACAATAAAATTTTATGTTAGATGGTTTTTTATTCTGTACATCACCATCTATAAAATGAACCACCAAAGGACTCAACATATCAGATTTTCTGTATTCAGAATATCCACATCCACCACATCTTTGTGGTTTGATGAATTCCTTAATCAATTCTTTCTGTAATTCTATTTCCTTATCCAATGGTTTCTTTCCATTCCAAGTAAATTTTCTTACTCTTGTAATTCCTGCATTACTTGGATTGGGTTTCCATAAATCATATTGTTTGGCATACTTTTTAAATGTATTGTATGCAACATGAAGTGATTGGGCGGCCTTTGTCATACTATCGTTCTCTTGGATAGCCCTTTCAATCTTATGTTTGGGTATTGGTTTATGTAAGTAAGGATTGAATCCTTGTTTTCCTATTTGTGGCATTATTCTTCTCTTCCTTCACCTTCATCCCAGTAGACATCTATTTTTTCTTCTACAAAATCTTCAGGTTGGTAGTAGTCATCTCCACCGAAATAATCTATACCAAATTCAAAATAATCATTTACATATCTTTGAAAGTCTTTGGGCCCAATAAATAAACCTGACATCATATCTCTTGGCTTACTTTTTCTACGCTCAGGTTTTATATTATCTGCCTGCATCCTTCTCCAAATATAATGTCCAAGTTTATTGTGCATTTATTAATTCTATAGCTTCCTTTATACTATGTACTCTGCTGGATGACTTAACTTTTTCATTCCATTTTTGATTCATGAGTAAAAAGTTTTTATCACCACCCCTTCCATTCTTCCAATGTTTCCAATTGTTTGGTGAATCATCTATTAAGTAATCACACTCCACCATCCATTTTGTCATACCCTTTCTGAAATAAACTGTTTGGAAATTCAAACCTTGTTTACCCAACCAAGTTAATGTGTGATGTGAACATATTGGATGTTGAGAGGTAATACAAACAAATGTATGTTCATCTCTGGCTATCTCTTCTTTTAATGTTTTGATTTCATCTTCAAATGGTGTTCCATTACTTAAGATTGTATCAGCATGTTCTTCTCGATAAATTCTTTTAATTTCTTCCCTTGATGCATCAAAACTATTTTCCAAATCCCAATCTGTCATTTCTTTCATTACTTCCTCAACAGAATACACATTCTCCGAACCTGGTTTTATATACTTAGGATAATGTTTCTTTATTGTAGAGTATAGGTCATATGAAAAATTCCTAATTACACCATCTACATCTACACCTATTTTGTATTTCATTTACTCTTCCTTTGCTGAACTGTTAAAACTCTGACCATCTCGTCCCACTTAGCATCTCTTTCATCTCTTCTTTTCTGAACATCTGGTCCCCAATTATCTAAAAACTTCTTCAAAGTATTTTCTAACTCTTCGACTCGTTTTCTTAATTGTTCTATCTCGTAATATGTGCCCCTTTGACTACTCATATCAAATCCTAATTCGTTTCGAAATTATCCCAACTATCTTGTTCCATTTCTGCTAGTAGTGCCTCAATTACTTCTTTAGCTACACCATGATTAAAAGAAATACCTTTTTTAGTTGGTCTGTATTCTTGTGTTACCTTATCCAAAAAGTAAACCCTACAATCAAGGAATTTATTTCCTTTGTATTCTTTACTTTCTACTCTAATAATCTCTTGACTATTCTTTTTAATTTCCTTCATATACCTTTCCTATGTATTAATTATCTTCAACAAAATCGTGCTGTTCATTATTTGTTGCCTTTTTTGGGTCATATTCCTTTCCATGTATATCATGAATAGTTCCATCCCACTTTGGATACCATATCAATTCCACCTTATTACCACTTGGGTCATCGATGTATCTGCTAATTGTATTGTCACGATGATATTTCCAATTCTTTCCATTACCTTGTATTCCATCTATTTCGAATGCTATGTGGTATGGGTGTTCATCTTCAACCACAAGTGCAACTTTAATATTATCAAATTGTAACATGGCCCAAGAATCATCTGAATAGATAACAGAACATCCGTAATTTTCTCGATACCACTTTACGGATTCTTCTATATTATCTACTTGTAAAGCTATATGGTCTATCTTCTTCAAATGTATGCCCTCGGTGATGGTATATCATTATAATGGTCTACTAAATGAATTGACTTGTATTTGTCAACGGCTAACTCCTTATGTTTAGCTTCAATCATAACATCAATATCATTACCATAATTATCAATATAGTCGTAAACATAATCAGAATGTGCTTGGGGTCTAATTGATTCGTCAAGTCGTTCCTTACTCCGACTTTCGCTATAGTGGACAACTGGTGTAATACCTTTGGGCCATGTTGAGATAGCCATTTCGAGAGCTTCCTTCTCTGATAATCCACCATCGCAAAATCGGTGGTGATGATAATCAAAAACAATAGGAACACCACATTGTTTGTAAATTCCATAATACAAATCCTTTACTGAATACATTGATGCCTTGTCGTCATTCTCAAGTGTCAATCTACTACTAACACTTTCAGGTAATCTTGGGAAATTTTTAACAAAGCGTTTCATGGAAGCTTCCTTGTCTCCGTAAGCTCCACCCAAGTGAATATTAATCTTGTTGTATGGTGTTCGAGATAGTCCTATCATATCAAACTCATCACCATGTATAGTCAAGTCTTTAATACAATTCTCAACCACATCTTCTTTAGGTGATACCAATACATTGAAAGGGCCAGGATGTGAAGTCAACCTTATATTGTGTGTATCAGCTACCCAACCAACGGAACGAAAGTAAGCTTTAATTTCATCTAAGTCTTTCAAATCTTCCCACTCATACTCTGTCTTCCACGGTGCCAATCCACTACTCATTCGGTAAAATTCATAACCATTCAATACATTCCATTGTACTATTTGGTTCAAATCCTTAACATTTTGTAAAGTCAATTCACTAGCATAATCCACACCTTTAGTGTCGAATGTTCTACGAATCATTGTCCTACCAGTTGTAATTGGTTTGATACCTTTTTCCTTACCACCATATTTTTGTGGGTACGATAATTTCATACTAATACAAGCATAACCATATCTCATTTATAACCTCTTATATTTTATTATCTTGATCTTACGAATAAAAGCGTATATAAGTCAAGTATTATTTTGGAAATCTTCTTTATCAAAAATAGGTCTTTCCTTTTTCTCTATTAAATCAGGATAGTTTTCTTCAAAAAACCCCCTTGTTTTTTTAATCATAACACTAGCTACTTGCTGTCTAACTTCTTGTTGACTCCAATCTGCACCTTTGAATCCATCGAATAACATTTGATAATACTGCATAATATTCAACCAATCTGTTTCGGTTAATTTTCTTAGTTCTTTAGGTTCCTCTGGTTTAGGTGGTGGTAACTTAAAGTCTTCACCTTTCCTTGTTAGTCTAGCTGAAACATGAACATTGGTTCCACTAATATGATGTGGTGGACTAAATGTTACCTCACCATTAAATTTCATGTGGTCTAACTTGTCTAATATTTGTTCGAAACACTCCTCAAAATATTCATTCCAACTTTGTCCTTTTTTAGCTCCCATATAACTTCTCCGTTAATTACTACCATCTCCTTTTCTCAATGAATCTAACTTCCACTTAAATCTTAGCTCTTCAAGTTCTTGGTCTCTTCTCAATGTGGCTATCTCCATTTCGATTAATTTAATCTTCTGTTCTTCTGCCATCTGAGACTCTAATGCAGAAACTCTCTGTTCCATCTTATACCAACCACCACCGAACCCACCTATGGCAGTAAAGATACTAATGATAAATTTTATTAAGTTACTACTTTGTAATTTCTTTACTTTTTTGTCACCTACCCATTCAAGTATATCTTGTTCCCAATCTTCTGACATAAAGTTTCTCCTACCATTCTTCACGCCGTCCAAAGTTATTCTTCTCTATACGCCGTTTTAAATGTCGTTTGTACATAAACATAAATATATACTTACGCAGTAAATCTATCTTGTCACTTACCAGTCGAACCAAACCCACCACTACCTCTTTTTGTTTCATCCAAATCTTCTACTATTTCTATACTAATTGGTTTTAATGATGGATGGACTAATTGAAATAATCGTTCTCCATTCTTGATAATATAATCCTCATTGGAATGATTATCAACAGGTACCATAATGTGACCACGATAACCACTATCGATAATACCAATATTGTTTGCCTGTCTCAATGGTGTTCTAAATATACTACTTCGTGGAACCAACATAAAACTTGATGGTTCTTCAAATAGTGACCCATCATCTAACTCAAAAATTCGAACCATCTTACATTGTATTTCAAAATCAACCAACATGGTTTCACCTTTAGGAATCCTCACCATATTTGGAAAGAATAAATCCACACCAGCATCACCATCAAGGTTTATCTTACTCTCGTAGAATTTAGTTCCATTTGGTTTAACATATAATCTAATAAAATCCATCACTTCCTCTTCTTTATATCTTTGTTTGTTTTTTCTCTATGACATGGTTTACATAAGGTTTGCATATTATCCAAACTATAGTAACTCCAATCCAACTTACTTTTCTTCACACCCTTTTGTTCTAACAAAGGTTTGATGTGGTCTAAGTCCCAACCTCTTCTCGTACATTGTTTTCCACAACCATTACACTTACCTCTATCTCGTAACCAAACATGGCGTCTTGCCTCACCTGAGTGGTAGATAATCATGTACTTGGTAGCACAATCTTCATGCCATGATTTCCTCATATTGATTTCCTTACCTCGTCTTTCGGTTGGTGTCTTGGTGATTTTCTTTCCACACCATCGACACTCACCTTTCTTCTTAGTCCAATATGAATCGGGCTTGGGTGGTTGTCTAAAATTACCATCCCACTCTTCTTTCTTCTTACCATGAGTGAGTTTGTGTCTTCTTGACCAACCACTTAACGGCATCTATTCTCCTTGAGTCGTGGGTGAGATTTGAACTCACATGAACGGATTTGCAATCCGCGACCTAACCATTCGGACACCACGACATACATTACAGTAGACTCTTTAGTATCCATAGACATCTAAAGATTTAAGGATTTTATAGGACTCTTTCGTCACGACCATGCCTACTGTATAGTGGAGCTGACAGGATTCGAACCTGCGACCTCCTCCGTGCAAGGGAGGCGTTCTCCCAACTGAACTACAGCCCCATTGTTAAATTTGAATGTGATTTCCACTTATAGATATCCTTGTATCGTTACTAACATTTCTCGTTGTATAGTGTGGAATCCAAGTTGGAAATAAAAGTAAAGTACCAACCTTTGGTTCAAAACCTAAACTAACTCTAAAGTCTAAAATATGAAAATCAAAAATTAACTTACCTGAATATTCAGGATATTTCAACCAATAAACCCAAGATACACCAAGTCCACTTTTCATATGATTATGATACATAGTGGATTGGTGTGGATGTATTATATGTGCCCAATGACCATCTTGTTTTAAAAAAGGGTCAACATTCTTTTTAATAATACAATCCACTTCATACAATAGGTGTGCCGAAGTCTCTGTATCCAATACTGCAGAGTCTTCAAAGTGAGACTGTGTGGGGTCAGCATCAAGTTTTGTATCTTGATTCTCCAATACCTCTTGTATTAACTTATCATTATCTATACCATCGATATGATATTCATTATTTGGTTCATCCAATGTTATATTATTGTAATCAAAATTCAATGTCAAAAGACTATTGTTATTCCATTTCTTTGCTACTCTCATTACATATCCTCTTTGGGGTATGGGTTATTGGGGTCTTCTTCATTTGGTAATCTGATTCCATTTCTCCACAACCAATTTTCAAATTCAATATAATCTAACTCACCCTTTACTTCACCTGTAGGATGATTAGAAACTTGTATGATACTTTTAATAAAATAACCAAGTACCTTTTGTTTCTCTGCCCCCTCATCAATCAATTCTAAGGCCGATAATAACCTAACTAATTGATTCATTAATTCACCATCAACCACATACAATAAATCATCTTCAAAAAATTTTTTCTTCATCTGCTACTCTTGTATGCTATAATATGTTCTACCTTATGTTTATCACCATTCGTATCGGTAAATGTTTCTGGTAGTTCTTCATACTTGTATGTTGGAAACTTACCATGTGCGTTCATAGTTCCCTTTAACCTATATGGTGGACATTCACTCAAATCACAATTGTCCCATTGTACCCATTCATCAGAGCTTCCCCAATCTTCCCCAACACCTAATTGTATCATTGGTTTTGAATCGTTAAATAAATGTCTTTGTGCTAATGTTATTTTCATAATTAATATCTACTTCTTAATTTAAATTTTTCTTGTAAATTATCAACATATTCTTTTGACTCTTTTAATGAGGGCCCTTTAACTTCACCGTTCTTATCCGTTACACACATCTTTTTCCGATAGTGTTTAATAGCGTTAATCTTCTGACCTTTCATAATCAACTCTTTCAATACTTCGTCCAAGTATCCAGCCTCGATGTCCTTTATATCAACCTCACCGTTTTTGACTCTTTTTCTAAAGTTGTAGATACGATTAGCATCTTTCATCAATTCTGACATATCATGAATGTCTCTCTCGGCCAGTTGTCTCATCATCGACTCAACATCTACTTGGTCTTGTTGAAATAAATAGTTGTCATTTAGGTCATAACCCATAACTTCTGGCTGAGTATCGGTTATCAAGTCCCTAAGAATTTCTATTCTCTCAACAACTATGTCGTATACTCGTTCTTCACTTTTTGAAAAATTATTCATCTAAATTCAATACCATTCTTTCCAATTCATCAATCGTGGATTCGAGTTGTACTCGACTATTTGAATCACTATCCTGCATATCATCCAATATGGAATAGAGTTCACTTATTATTTTAATTAAGTCTGCTTTCATTTTGTCACTCCAAATAAATTTGAATATTTCATTAATTTTAATTTTTTTAAATTAGAACCATTGGTCAATTCCATAGTTGTAATTATTTTATTCTCAATCATTAAATCTATCATACATTTGACATCACATAATTCTTCAATCAAATCATCGTTTTTTTCGTATGTACCACACCTTATAGCTTTACTACAAGCCTGTATCAGTTCTCCACACTCTTCCATAGTAATGGTCATCAGTTCTTGTCTTTTACTTTTAAATTCACTCATCGAATAACTCCATTTGGTTAGGGTTTGGTTTGTATGGATTGAACCAATTACCATACTCATCAATCCAAGTACTCCAACAACCTTGATTTTTATTTCTACTATCTTGTTCATCATACATAAGGTTCAATTGTATGGTGTATAACATATCGTAATCCAATAGGTCATCACACTCCAATGTTATCGGTAGTTTACTGTGTCTTATTTTTTTCATACTTATTATAATCCTTTATACATTGTATCTTCTATATAATTCGTTCATTAACCTTTTGTGTTTCTTACCTCGTGAACCCTTATCAAAATTATCCGTTGATATTTGTAGTAGGGTTTTCATCTCATAAACCTTATCCTCATCCTCTCTAAATCTTTTCGCTGACATACTATCTATGGGTAGGTTGTTATTTATCTTAGACCAATTATGCATAACCGATGATAATACTTTTAGTTTCTTATAATACTCATCGGTGGTATCACTATAGGTAATATCCATAGTCATGTGTCCAACTCTGTATTTTCTTGTTTGGTCTTTATCGTAAATCATTTTATCTTTTGAACCCACTTTCGTAATCTCTTGGGTAACATCTGTTGGTTTGTAATCATGTTGGTCAATGTGTTCTTCATACCAAATGTTATCTTGTCATCCTTATATAAATCCATACAATAATCCAATGTAGGCTGATATCCCCAATTATCGTAATGGTCTTTCACCATAGTTTCAGCCTCACTCATCCTTATGTAATTGACCTTCGGTGTTTTCCAAACAACCTTACGAGGTTTGGGTTTGTTCTTGTTCAACTCATATTGTTTCAACCACCTATCCCAAGAGTTATCCTTCATGATACCCTTGGCCATCTTACCACCACCAGTACTTCTTCTATCCAATCGTTTGAGATTATCTGATTGTGATTTCTTTATGGGTTGAACATAACCACCAGTCTTGTGCGGATAAACTTGATGAGCAGAATACTTCTCTTCCTCACTACACTCTAAACATTTTGTATAACCTAAATGAACTCTTTGGTTTGATAAAGTATTATCACACTCTACGCAAATGATGGTTTCTTTTTCTCTACCCACTCAACATCCTTAATGTTTTTATTATCCAATATCTTTCTAATGTCTGACTCGGAATCTCCCCATAACCAAAATGTAATAACCATACCTTTGGGTGAATCAATATCCATGTCCCTAGCCTTAATGTGATACCAACTCAACTAAGCCTCTGCCAATACCCACTTGGAGTCCTTGAGTAAATAGGTATGTTTGTATAACATCTTTACCATAAACTCCATCCTATCCAACTCATCATCGAATTTGAATGGGGTGTCTTCTATACCCAAATGGTCTATTGTGCTATCCACATTCTCACAATGAACATTGAGCAGTTCTAAATCCATAATCATAGTTGTATTATCCATTTTTACTTTCCTTTGTTTGATACCTCGAACTTACCACTAAAACCCTATACGAGTCAAGTATTATTTTAAAAAAAACCACACCTAAAAAAACGCAGATAAAAAAGATACGCCTAAAAAAGACGAGTAATACTCTTTAATACGCCGCCGTCTAAAACTTCTTATGTTTGCTCACGAAGTAATCATGACCATTTTTCTTAGGGTTCCAATATGCCCGTATGACTTCCCATCCAAAGTGCTTCTTACAATACTGTATCAATTCAGTATGGGAGTGCATAATCACAGGTAACTTGTACTCGTGTATTTCGTCGCGGACATCCTTAATGTAATGTTTATCTATGGGTTGGTGTTTGGGCCAATCCTTTACTATCTCACCATCAATACTAACCAATGGTGGGGTATGGTTGAAGGCTCCATTAGAGGAAGCGGTACAACTAATCAATTGTAGGTATAGTATTATCATACATCCTATAATGATTAAACTACCCACTCTCATGACAGCCCTTTCCAAGTCATTCATGTTACTCTCCTAAAATTGAAATTGTGCCCATCCGAACCATACGAGGGTCATGATTATAAATATCATGATGAATTCCGTTTTTGAAGGCAGTTGATACTTCTTCTTGGTTCCATGCTGTTTAACCTGTTGTCTTTTAGATTTCATTGAATCTCCTTTAAGTACTTGTGCAATACCTTATCGTTTGAATGATTGGTATGCTTGTTGAGTTGAAATATATTCCATGAGTCCTTACCATACTGACCTACGCCGTAACACTCTTGAATATCATTAAAACCATTGATGTAATCTTGTGAAAACTTTTTCAATGTTTGTGCTCTCTTGTTGTACAGACCAAGCGGTTGTAATAAATGAGATAAAATCTTTTCATCACTATTAATCATATCATGGGGAGTAGGGTAGAGAGTAAACAACTCATCCCTTATCAAATCAACCTGTTGTCGTTTGGTCAAGTTCAATAGTATACAACAGACCATCATACGCCATGGGTCGTCTTGGTATATCTCTTGTAGTAGTGGTCTAATCATCGAGTCTTGTAATGAGGTAAATACACACCACGATTGAAGTGATACATACTCCAGCTAAAAATCCTAACATATTACTTATCTCCTCGTGTTCTCTTTCCAGCTCTCACATCTTCCCAATACTTTAACATTCCATTCCTATGGGTTTGTCTTACACCAGGCTTATTGATATCAAAGTTCTTATTACCCATACATCCTTGTCTATGTTTTTCCCTTTGTTCATTTGTGAGTTTGGGGAATGAAGCATTTTGACCTTTGTTTGCTTGGGATATCTTTTCAGCATGTTCACGAGTCTTCTTCTTACCCTTGTTGTTCAATCCCCCAATCCTTGAGGTTTCGATAAACAGCTCTTCCTTACCTATTTGACCACTCAAGGTTTTCCATGCCACATAGTCCTCATGAAATCCCCATGTTTCATAGTATCGTTTATGGATGTCGGCGTGTTCCTTGACCGATAGTGGAATGGTGGTATCGGTTCTAAACCTTTGACCATCTTTGTTTTCAATTAAATGATGTTGATGTATAACCATTATAATATACCTTCGTTAAAATATTTTTATCTCGTTAGAGATAACCCAGCCCTATCAAGAGCTACTGTGAAAAAAAATTGACCTCGATATGCATTCGAGTCAGATGCCCATGTCAAAATGTCACACCTCGCGATTCACGACAAACCCCATACCCCCCTCTGTCAGGTTGTCACACTTGGGTGTTTGACCGGGTCCGAGTTATGGTGTGTGGGTGTGTCTTTGGGTGTGAGGGTGTCCGAGTTATGGTGTGAGGGTGTGACCCATCGAGTGTTTGGGATTCGAACCCAACCTTTACATCTCCACTACTCGATGTGAAACCTTTTTGTCCGACATCTTGTCCGAGTTATCTAATCCATAAACCAATCCGATTCACCATCGAGGTCGTTGAACTCCGTGTCCATTTGGACTCCATCGTAGGAGTTGTTCACATCACCTAATAGGTGGTCAACATAATCCTTGTCCACCACACTATCGGTCATGAACTCATCCATGTCATTCATGAATTGGAAGTAACCCAATTGTTCATCCGAATATCCATTCTTGAGGTCTTTGGTTATTTTTTTTATTTTGGATTTCTTCATAATTTTTTTCCTTATCTCTATGTTAGAATATACTGATGAATCACCATACGAGTCAAGTCTTTTTTTTAATTAATTGAGTGTGGGGTGGAAAAGGAATAATTATAAAAACCACCCCACTATACATCCGTGATTAACTCGGATGTTATTGAGAGATAAAATCTTTTTATCTATACCCTATATACCATTGTGTAATTCCGCCTTCATTTCGAGGTATTCCACTTCCTCGTCTGTCATGGGTTCATCCAAATGGTCTGTGATGACATCGACCTCGTCCTCATCCCTATCGAGGATACCATCGATGTAGTCGAAGAAGTCATCCATTTCCTTTACGAATTCTTTATCAAATATGTCTCTCATTTCAAATCCTTTTTTTATCTATTTAATTAACACCCTAATATACAAACAATATATGAGAATGTCAAGTACTTTTTTTACCTACTTTCCAACATACTAAATGGAACATTGTATAACATACCATTCATCTGAACTAAAGCTTTTTTGACCTTCATTTTGGTGATGACACCTTCGGTTCTCTTGGTCTTCTGTACAACCCATACTTTAGAACCTACACTCAAGGTATTCTTACCAAGTTGATTCCGTGTATTCATGACGAACTCATTTAAGTACATCAAGTCTTCAAGATTGTCGATTGAACTGATTTGATTTAATAGTGATTGTGTAACCATTTTTTTTCCTTTATTTGTTATTAGAATATACTAATAAAAGTATATACGAGTCAAGTCTTTTTTTAAAGTATTTCCGCTTTATTTGGTAGTAATTTGTGTAGTACCTTGTTCACAATGGGTTTATCACAAGTGTGTAATGAGTTGAACCATTCCTCTGAATTGAATGGGTCATTATACATCTCCACGATATTCATGGGTTCATCAAAACCAATAGAGTCATCACCCATCAATGGGAATGTATCACCATTCTTATTGTTGATTACACAACCAACACTTGGTAGTAATTCTAAATCAAAATTACTCCACTCATGATGGACACCATTAGTGTCTGTATGTCCACTTTTTAAATACTCTTTTAAATTCATTATATATTCCTTATTTATCTTACCCTAACTTACGAAGAAAAAACGACAAAGTCAAGTCTTTTTTTCAATTATTTTAAATTATTTTAAGGTAAGGGATGTGTTACTCTTGGAGTAAATGTACCCCATACAGGAACTTCCGAATCAGGAAAGTTATCCAATCCATCTATCTTCTCCTTATCGGAGAACTTCTTGGATTCGGGATGTAACCATAGGTCTGAATCAACCCAATTCCATTTGACCGAACCATCCTCATTCCTATTCTGAGGGTCGTGTAAAGCTTCAATTATGATTTCTTTGATAGTCATGATGACTCCTTTTACTTAGTTAGTTCGTGTGACTGACCCTTAGTCACTTTTATCTCAGTTCGAGACGGGTTTTGTTCACATCATTTTTTTTCTCTCCTTATTCATGGTAGAATATACTAAACAATTCCTATATGTGTCAAGTACTTTTTTCCGATTTTTAAATAAAAGTACAAACCAATAATAATAATCATATAATTCATACCATAACTTACAACAAAAAAACCACAAAGTCAAGTACTTTTTTCACTTTTTTTAAAATAATTTCAATGGACGGTTTTTTTATTATTATTCCCCCCCTAATTTACACATAAAAACCTATACAAGTCAAGTGTTTTTTTCACTTTTTTTAAAATAATTTTCGGGTTTTGTTCCGATGATAGTGCAAAATCACCCTATATTATGTAGTACGGGTTTTTTTATATATAGTCCCCCCCTAATTTACACATAAAATACCATACGAGTCAAGTCTTTTTTCATCTTTTTTTCGATAATCCGCCCCGATATTGTCGATTTGGACAAAAAGGGCACTTCTCGACATTAAGAATATACGAAGAATATATGACAATGTCAAGTCTTTTTTTATAAAGTTATCCACATGACATAATGACACACGGAAAAGTGCAATAAAATGGGGTAATTTGGGTGTGACAGAGTGTCAGAGTGACCAATCCAAGACCCGAAACGAGCGATAAAATAAATCTATCAGTACCGACATAATACCGATATGACACTATGACAGATTATTTAGTTCAGTGCAAAAAAAACCTTGACAAAGAGACAAAGATGAGGAACTTATTTTATCTCTTGATAGGTTTGATATGGTTAATTGTGGGTTAGTGTGGGGTAAGGTGGTTAGAATATCTCTTGAACTATGTTATCCAAGACACATAATATAATTAGGAATAGTAATATATTTTCTATCGTTAATGGTATCATTTGAGTAAATCCATATTATCATTTAGTTTGAGATGTATTCTAATCTCTCTAACTTTTTCTTCCAATACTTCTAATCTCGTTATAACCTTCTCAAAATCTTTTACAGAAATGAGACCATGTCCATATACACGATTTGGGTGAGTTATAATTTTCTTTATTGTTTTTATATCCTTCTCAAGATTTATAGGTTTCTTGAGTTGGTTAAGTTTATCTATGACATCTCCCAAAATAATTTCCATAGTGAAAGTAGAACTCCAATCAATATGAGTTCCATCGAATGAAAAACTATCCATTCTATTATTTGATAAAATATATTTTCTAAAAAGTTCATTTAGTTTTCTCCTTTGAAAAAGAAAACCATTAACATCTCGTGTATATAAATATTTGTTTGTGAAAAAACCATAAAGTTGGTGTCTCTATGGCCGTAGATGTGTATTCAGTAGGGTTTATTTGGGGATTTGGGGATTTATGAATTGAGTGGATTTCGGGGCGGAACGACCCGTTTTATCAGTATACTTTCACCATTCCACTATTGGGGGTTGACTCAACCTTAAAGTCTTGAGGAATGAGTATTTCCTCTACTATTTTCTTCATTTCAATACTATTTCCTGTTATGATGTACAACGGAACCATTCCTTCATTCACCCTCATTATAACATCACTCAATAGTTTTGACTTGACTTCCTCGTGTTTCCATCCATGTAAATCAATTGTATTTATTCTAATCTTCATTCCAAGTATCCATGACTCCCTTGATGTATTTGAAAACAATTATCATGATTGGAATCCAAACAAACCACAAATCCATTACTTCCTTGTAATTCATTTTCCAACCTTATAGTATTCCAATATCATCCATATGACAAAAACACTCAATATCATTATGTAGAAGTAATTCATCGTTTATCAGGATGATAATAAAAGGGTGGTTTATCTTGAAAAGGTTTTTTTACTTCCATCTCTTCCTCCAAGTCTAATAACTTTTCAATCCTATGTAGTATTTCCATAGTCTTTATTTGTATCTTTTCCATTTGTTTTAACTTCAGTAGTATGGTTCTCTCACTATATGTTTCTTTCATCGTAATTCCTTATTATCATGATTAAATTTATCATTCCCAATCCAACCATCCACAACAACATAACCATCACCTCTACCATTTCTTATCCTCTATGATTGTGTATTCTTGACCATCCACCTCTGATATGAATTTCCATTCTCTTGGTGGGAATATATCCTTGTGTAAATCCTTGTTGAATCTCCACACCACCATTATTGTGATTAACCAAAAGATTATCTCACCTATCATTATGTTACTCCATTACTTTATTTTATATAGTATATTATTATTAAGATTAACAGCCCTAATCCTACCCATTTTGGAATCATGGAGATGATTAATTGTTTGGTGTATCTATCCACTTTACCAAACTCCATCCCATCAAAAAGAATGAAAGTATTACAGAGTAATCTATCATTTCCATATCGTATCTCTTATTATCTTTACTTCTTTTATAAGGGAATCCGCGACCAAACCCGAATACCCCCATGTCACCACACCTATGTCCCTCAGAACCCTCATGACTCTGTCGGTGTGGGACGGGACCTGTCCTTGAGACGAAGTCGAAAGGTCTGTCCGTCCACCTTGACGAGTGTGATGCGTATTTCTGTGTGAGTCGTCTTTTTTACGCGTCTTTTTGTGTGTTGCGTTTTTTTCCGACCACCACCCTTTTGGTGATTCTTTTCTTAGTTCATCAAAGTCTTTTTCATTAACTCTTTTAATATCTTCTTTATGTATCATTAGAATTTCACCCATGTTTTGTAAGGGTATACCTCACACTTTAAATCATACTCATTTATTTGATTGAGTTGATATGTTTTTGCATCAACTCCTTCTCTTTCGTATACCTCGTCAAAGTAAGGGTACAAATCTTGTATTTTTGCACCATGATACTCCACATAGAACTCATCTATATAATCGAATGTTTTATCTTCTAACATCTTATCTATAACTTTATACTCTCCACCTTCTATGTCCATCTTGAGAATTATGTAATCTTCTTTATTGAAGTTATCTATTACGAATTGTGAAAAATCTATTGTATCAACTTGTACTTCTTTAGGTTGTTTTTGAATATTATCTTGTTTGTTTTTATATAGTGTAGAACTTAAACCACCTCTAACATAAAAAGTATCTGTACCATCTTCTACCCAAACCGCTTTTTGATGATAAGTTATAGGTTTACTTGATAAGGATGAGGAAAATTCTGGTGAGGGTTCAAAACAATGAACATCCCATTCATCCGAACCTTTATTTTCCATGAACCAATCGTATGATTGACCTTTATTTGAACCACAATCTAAGAATACCTTACTCATACCAACCTTGAGTGCCAATGTAGGTGGTCAGGTATCGCTCTTTGGTTCTTATCTATCTTAAAATTATCATGTTTGTAGAATTTTTTTGCAACTTTTATGAGTGACTCTTCCATTAGTCTTTCGTCCTCTGAATCTATTTTCATCGTGTGTTCTTTCCATACCACCATAGGAATGAAACAAGAATCACAATCTAATATTATGAACTTATCTGTTTCCAAGTAGGTATTTGTTTTGTCTTCTAATATACATAAATCACACATAACCTTATTTATAACTTCTTTCTTTAATAAAAAATTATGAGAACATACCCCAAATTTTATCTATTATCAATCCAATGAATCCGACTCCAATAACACTTCTCCATTTGGTTGTTGACTCTCTGAATTGAGTATTTTGTTTTGTTTCCGCCCATAATCCTTCGTGTGGATTGAATAGGTTTTCTTTCAAGAACCTTAAAGACTCATCTGTCTTACCATGTGCCATTGACATATCTTCTTTTAAGTCTTCAATAGACTTTGTTATGTTGTCTATCTTATTGTGAATTAAATCAAATTCTTTTCTGTCCGCTTGATTCACTTTTTTATTCTCCCGCGAGTGGTGATTTTCGAATTGTTCCAACACCAAGTGGGGATTGGGTGTGTCTTCCTTGTGGACTACCTTGTGGTAATATAGTGTTTCCACTATTAATATGTCTACCTATTGGACTTCCTTGTGGTAATACATCACGACCATTATCTAAATGTCTACCTCTTGGACTTCCCATTGGGTTTACATCTTTTGCCCCATCTATTATTCTTGAAGAGTAGGGAACAAAGTTTTCTCCCGCACCTTGTGGTGAATCTGTTGGTATGTTACCTGTTGCACCTTTATTTGGTGTAGGTGTGTCTTTTCCTTTGACTAAGTCTACTAATGCCATCTCTTACTCCTATTTTCTTCCCATTGAGTTGGTCACATCGGAAACAGAGTAGAGCGGGTTTCTATTTTGCTTTAGAACATAATTGTCTAATCGTTCTACCGAGTTCTACTGGGTTGTAGTAATTATGCTCCCCATCCTCTGTTTGAGCTCTACCCGATGTGAAACTCATATATAAATATAAGGTAAAAAGTTTTTATTATACAGAAAGTGCCCTTTTGTACCATCCAAATAAAAATCTTTCTTGTTCAGGTTTTCTATTGACTAAATCATAATAGTGTTTAAGTCTATAACATCTTAATCTTTCCAAAGAGGGTTTGTATTTTTCAAATGCCTTCTTTGTACCAGGACCGAATCCACCATCTACTTTTAGGTCTCCACCCTTTCCATTAATTGCCCTTTGTAGTATTTTTACCGCGGTTCCTCTTCCTTGATTCACACACATATCAAAAAATATATGTTTTAAATCATCTGTCAAATCATCTACTTTATTTTTATCCCAATAATCTTTTTTATAGATTTCTTTTGCCCCTTCTTTCGTTAGGTTCTTGATATCTACATCAGGATAGAATCGTTTTGCGATACCGTAGTTAGTCTCACCACCTAAATCTGACGGGTCGTGAACATATCCACCTTCGTGGTGTAGTGTTACCTCTATTATTTCATCGAATGTTGTTAACATCGTTTTCTCCTATAAAGAAATTTCTAATCCAATTTTTGCCTTGTAAAACTCTTTTCCTTGTAACTTAGATATTTCACCGAGTTTATATAATCTTAGTTTATCCGTTACCTTCCAAGATGTTTTAAACTTGTTCTCAAATTCAAATGTATCTCTACCATCATCTTGACTTGGTGGGAAATAACCATCAAATGAAAAATCAATTTCTATTTTATCATTATAATACTTTTTCTTTTTACTACCACCAAAGGAAACAAATGTTTCAAAGTTTTTACTAAGTACATTTTCATCACTATTACGACTTGTAAATCCAAAGGAAAAACCCTTCCAACTTCGTCTTGAGTCAATCTTTAGATACCTAACACCTTGACTCTCTTTATTCATATACTCTGGTTTAAAATATACTCCATTATCTACTTTCAACCAAAACAAATCATCTATATAATGTTCACCCAACTCTCTTTCCCATTGACGATTGACATAATAGTTATCATGACTAAATCCAATACTAACCTCATAGTCATCAGGATTTGGTTGTGAATTTGGTGTACGAGCGGAAAATGAAGTAAATAACATTACTCCGACTAATAAACTATCTAATACCATTATTACCCCTTATAAGCTCGAACAAATTTGATTTTACCAGATTCATTGAATTCAATAACATCTGTCACTAATAGTGTTTCTTCTTCATTAATAATTATCTTGAGTTCTGTTATAACTACATTATTATCGACATATGTTTTTATTGGTTCCGCAACAATAGTATCTACTGAATCGAAGATGTCTTGATTTGCCTGTACAACCTCATCAATACCATTTGCAATAATATCCCAATCATGTAGTATTACATCATCGGAAAACATATCTCTCAAACCCTCCGAATCTTTATCCGAAAAGGTTTGGAAATATTCAAATGCCCTATCGTAAATACTATGGTATTTTTCATAAAGCATTTACTTTCTCCTAACTACTTTTCTACGAGTCTTTTTTCTTTTACTAACTTTGACTCGTCTTTCATCACCACTTCTTTTATCACCGATGATAAATGTTGTGACATCGTCTATTACATTAAGGAATTTGTCTAAGTGATTCATATTTTTTTCCTTGTGTTTCTTGGTTTATAATTTCTTTTCTTTCTTGGTTGAGGTTTTCTACTCTTACTCAATCTAAATATTTCTTCTTTGAGTAATTGTCTCTGTGTCCTTAAGTCTTGAACCTCTGTATCTAAGTCTTCCATTTTATCTGATGTTAAGACACTTGATATGATAAAACCAATAGGTGAACCAATCAGTACTCCAATCAGTACCCATTCTGCCGTTTCAATCATTTTCTTCTCCTTCTTCTAATCTCTTTTTTATATGTTGAGTTGTACTAACAATCATAGTGTTACCCAACTCCTCATCTTCACTTTCTAATAATGGACTATCTTGATTAATGAACACCACACTTCCACTTTCTTGGGAACCTGTTGCCTCATAATCTAATCTCATCTGTATTGCTTCCGCTTCAATCTCGGATGCCAATAATTCTAATTCTTTTTTCTGTTCTTTTGTCAACTCTGACATAACTTTGCCCTAATCTCTTGTAAGTAAATATTATACAATTTTCTGAAAAATACTTATTTTTAGCGATTATAACTTTATCTCGTGTTCATCCTCGTATGTTTTTAGTATTCTTTTCACTAATGGATGTCTAATACAATCATCACGATTAAACTCCATATGATTAACACCTTCAATACCTTTCAATCTATTCCATACATCATAGAATCCACTTTTCTCATAGTTAGTCACACCATTAGTCTTATACTTATCACATTGTGATAAATCACCTTGTATTATCATTTTACAATCGTGAGATATTCTCGTCATAATGGTTTTGATTTGCATAGGTGAGACATTCTGTGCCTCATCTAATATCACATAACAATTTTCCAAGTTTGTTCCTCTTAAGAAATTCAATACTCCAATTTCTATCTTACCCTCTTGAATCATCTTACCCGCTTTTGCCTTACCAATTATCTTATCCAATATGGTAAAGGTTGATTCGTTGTATTGTTGTATCTTCTTATCTAATTCACCAGGTAAATATCCTAACTTATCCTCATTACCAACATCAACGGTTGGATTGATGATTATTAGTTTATCATATCCAGTACCTCTTCTCAAAACATCTTGTAGTGCCTTGTAGATTGATACATATGTTTTACCAGTTCCTGCTATACCATGACATAATATTAGTTGTGTTTCTTCCTCTCCGATTATGTCATAGAATATTTTTTGATTGAGAGTTTTTGACTCAAAATTATTTACAATTTTAGGAATCGCTCCTATGGGTGATTTGTATACCCTTTGTTTTTTCTGTGCCATGAGTCATCCTATCTATCAATGTCTAAATACGATTCATCATCTTTCCACCATTCGTATTTTCTCTTTTCGTTCTGTCTGTTTTGTAATGTGGTCTTGAACCTCAAATCCCATTGTTCTTGACTCATAACTTTCCATAATTTGTCGAATTCTTTTTCATCTAATTTTTTCATACCAAGAAAATATGTTTTAGCTCCACTCAATCCTACTCCACTTTCGAGAACTGCTGTTGTATTAATGTTGTCTAATTTATCAACTAAATAGAATTTCATTTCTTTACTCCTCTTTTTTTATTCCACTTTGGTTTTTTATTCTTTTTTTCCTCTTTGACTTGTTTCCAAGTTTTTTTCTTCTTGGTTATCTTCTTTGGTTTTTCCTCGTATCTTTCTTCATATCTTTCCCATTCTCGAACATTCATCTTTTTCTCCTATAAGGCAAAGTTAATTAGTATAGATTTTTAGTTTGGACAATATGTCCATGAATTCTGTTATTGTGTAGTGTTTTTTATGGTCATCCAAGATAGTGATGTCCTCTAATAACTCAGGTTTATTATTTACTATGTTGTGAAAGGCTCTCATACCTTGGCCTGTATAAAACTTACCAAAACTTTCTTCTCCTAAAACATTAGTGTCGTGGTAATCATTCTTCGTATCACCACTCAATAATAAATAGTAGGTCATTCGTTTAAAAACCTTTCTGTTTCTACGAAATCTTTGATATAGTCATCGATATTTTTACTTGGAACCCAACCTAATAATTTTCGTGCTTCATCAGATTCACAAAGTGTAACATCGTACTCACCATCTCTTTTAGGTATGTGTTCTTTTGGATAGTCACTTCCGAAGTAACTCGCCACTTCATTAATAGAGTGGTTTACCCCTCTACCCAATTCAAATATTTTACCACTAACTTTTGCGTGGAATTCATTAGGGATTAATAAAGACCTTCCACACTTTTCTAAACCCTCTACTATATCATCGATGTGTGTAAAATCTCTTCTCTGTTCTCCATCACCAGTGATTGTTAAGGGTTTGTTTTCCTTGAATTGTTTCATAAATATACCCAAGACTGTGGCATATGCCCCACCTTCTAATTGATGTGGCCCGTAAACATTATAAAATCTACAAATTGATGTTGGTAAATCATAAACCTTATTGTATAATTCACAAAGTTGTTCTCCACCAAATTTAGACCAAGCGTATGGACTACCCCATAATCCATGATGAAGTGAACTTGAACCTGCATAAACGAATGGTGTATTATTCTTTCTTGCCAGTTCAATTAAATTTAGTGTTGAGTAAAAATTATTCAAAATAGTTTTATGTGGATTTTCTAACGAGGGTTGTATCCTTGCTAGTGCTGCCATATGAAATATAATATCATAATCTAACTCTCTCCAAACTGGATAAGAATTATGGTCAACATATATACCAAGTGTATGTGAACTCGATAAATCATAATCATAATATAAACAACCTTTTTGGTGATTTTCTTTAAAACCTGTTGAGTAATTATCAACCGATACAACTTCGTGTCCATCTTTCAATAATTTTTTAATTAAATTAGTACCAACAAATCCGGCACCACCACTAACTAATATTTTCATTTTCTTTCCTTCTTTATAAATTTGGAATTTGTTTATTTAAATATGTACCAAGAAACTTGTCATTCTCTAAATTGGAATATTCACCATTTGAATCAACATAAAATAGTAATAATTGAACCTGTAATTCACCATTTAGTTTATCTCTCCAATGTGGAGTTTCAGAACCTTTATAAATTACAGCCTGTCCAATTCCACAAACTTCTTTTGTTTCATCACCATCTACCTCAAAGTACATCGGCCAATCTGTGTCTGATTCTGTGGTAATACTAACACCAAACTCAGAGGCTTTCCTATCAATGTGTTTAGGTAACTCATCTCCCCTCCGATAAATTCTCGCGTAACTATAGGTTGGTTGTAAATGTAAACCAATAACCTTAGATATTTTATCTTTCAACTCATGTAACAATTGAATTCCTATTGGTGGGTTATAAAATGCTGGGGAGTTCGGAACTCTCCATATTTTATACTTTCCTTGAGACTCCAAGTGAAATAATTGATTAGATACTTCATTACACCTTTCATTCGACAGAATATCAAATTTAAGAGGATACATCCAATTTACTCAACACCATTTCATTAAAAACTTTTATACCCTTTCCGACATTCTCTTCCCAATCATTGTTGGCATCACCATCTGCCCCATCAGTAATATATTTGAATGATATGAATGGTACATCATAACGATAACAAACTTTCGATAAGGCGTATGCTTCCATATCGACAACCTCACCATAATAATCTGACTTATCCTCTACAAAGTTATCTCCACTACCACAAGTAGCACCGATACCAATAGGATTAAATACACCTACAGGTGATTCAATGATAAAATGTTCAGGATTACCTTCGAATGGAGTTTCACCTCTCATAAACCCAAGACCAGTCACATCCATATCTCGTTGTATGAATTTAGTACAATCTACCAACTTACCTTTTTTATATTTCCGAGAACCAGCAGTCCCATAATTGATTACTGAATCGTATGGAATGTAACTACCATATTTACCAAACTTTCTTGTGAGTTCAAATGTGGCATT